GCCGCAATTTCTTCTCTTAGTTGATCAATATTCATTCTTTAATTCCTTTTGAGGCCATAATCATTTTTTCAACACGACTTATTTGAGCTTTGTTTTTTTCTCTAAGCCATTTATTCGCATCAAATATAAATAATTTTCTATTTGGACCTTTGGGTCCAATCTTTGGTTGTTTTTTGCTCCAATGAACTGGATCATCGCCAGTACCAGCAACAGCTGGTCCAGTAACATTGGCTAATTCTTCTTGAAGCTGTTTAAGAGTTTTAAAACTTTTCTTATTTAGCATATTAATACTCTCTTTTAATTCTGCAATTAAAAATTCTTCATTCTCAATTTGTTCTTCAGTGTATTCTCTTAAGAGTAATAAAGCAGCGGCTGTAGTAGATAATCTACCACCAAGTCCTAATTTAGTTAGAATTCTTTTAAGATTAAAAATTAAACGATCAAAAGGAGTCATTGCATTTTTTTCGTCTTTTGATTCAGCTTTTTTTAATCTTTTACCATTAGCATCAATAAGACCAAGCTCAAAAGCATCGGTTTTCTCAAAAGGAGTTGCCAACCTTTTAATAAATTGATAGACTATTAGAAAGTCTACTGCTGATGCTTCATTAAGCTCTTTCATATTTTCCTTAACCTATCTACAATAAATGGATCCATAATAATGTCAGCTCCAATTATTGTTTCTTTTTCTGGTCCAATACCTGTAACCTTTTCAGGCCAAAAATTCAATAATACTAAAAATGGTTTAAGAGCTGGTAAATAATCTCTTAACTTAAAGAATAACATTTGTGTTAAGTCATCCTTTTCAAACACATTATAAAGCACAATCAAGTGATTCATAACAAGTCGATCTTTAAGATCATCTTTTAACAAATACTTATTAAATAATCTTTTAATGTACTTTATTCTATTTAAATCATCTGTAAACTCTAAAACATCAGTACAATTAGGATTAATATAAGCTTTCGCTGCGAATAACGCAAAGTTAGCGTCATCAATATGATTAAACATTATTAAGTATTATTCCATTACCAAGAGGCTAATGTAGCTCTTTTCCATACATTGTTAGCAACACAAACATAGATATAATCAGTGTCATAACGAATTTGACCTTGTAAACCCGTTGCACTATTAGATGCTACTGTATCTGTTGTTGTGATTCTTAGCTGATTATTAGCAACAGTCAATTGATTGATGGTAGTAATACCAGTACTATTTAGATTTGAAGTAACTGTGGTATTACTACCATTCAACATCGTATTTGCATTAACAGTCAGCCGATTAATCACGGTGTTCGCAGGAACAGAACCAAAAAGGTTTTTAATTGTGATCTGTTTACTAATAGGTGTTCCATTTGGATCATCTACAATAACCAGAAGATCTTCGCTCGCAGCACTTGTTAAAGTGTTGAGTTCTGAGATTTTCTTATCGGCCATAACTATATCCTATCTTAAGAATCAGGTAAGATGTCGTCATCATCTGCATCAGATGCGATGCTAGACATTGCAACGAGTACTTCAGTTTTCTGACGGGTGTTACCATTTGAATCAGTATATTCTGCTCCAATATAAGCCCAACCAGCATGGTTAGTATTTGCAGTAGAAACACTTTGTTCTGCAGTATCTACACCAAATACTCTAGCTGAATCCATAGTAGCCATAGTATCTACAACATAGGCTGGTTTATCAGAAACTGTGTATTGTGCACCAGTCAATGTACCTGAAGTAAGTTCATTGTTTGATGTTAGTGTTAATGATGTTTCGCTTGCAATCGCCCCAATAACTGCGTCTCCACCAGCACCAGCAATAGTAATAACTTGACCAACTGAATTATTATTGGCAAAGAAAGTATTAGTACCAGTGACAGTAAGACCAGCGAGATCGACGGTTCCAACGGAAATTACATCGTCATTTAATCCCCAACTTGACATTTATATTCTCCTTATGTCTAGGTTTTTATTTAAGTGTTTTGAATTCTTTGAAGAATTGATCTAAAAGTTTCGCCTCTGGCTGTTGTTTCTTTAACATCTGCGGACTTTGGCTCTTCAGGATTGACAGAAATTTTGTCTTTTTTCTTTTTCATATTTTCTTTGTCTTCATCCTCGTCTTCATCCTCGTCTTCATCATCATCTTCGTCTTCTTCATCATCAACGTTAATAGTCACATCTTCTTTTTTAGACTTAGATTCATTGACTTCTTCATCTTTAGAACAAGCGCCTTCATGGACTTTACCGCAAGATTCACAGACATTTTCTTCTTTTACTGATTCATCTGATGCTTTGTAGTTCTTATCAATATAATCAAAAAACTCTTTCTTTTTTTCTTCAGAATCAAAATCTGCTGGTGATTTTACACCAAATCTTTTAAGAGCAGCATTGAAAAACTTTTCATAAGCCGCTTTATCTTCATCAACAACTTTAGTAGCTTCTTCTACAGCTGCTGGCTCTTTTCCTGATAGAATATCGCGAATAGCACTCGTGAGAGCATCGTCTTTTCTAAATGGATTATTGGTATCGAAACCGGTCATAATTCTCTCCTTTGAGATGTCTTTTCTAATTCTATTTATAATTTAAACATCATCAATGTCGTCGCGACTGATATAATCAGATAAGACAAACTTTCTATTTGGATTAACAGCTACTTTAAATCTTGTAAGTAAATCTCTATTTACTAGCATTTCACTATGAGAATTTTGTTTTGTTAAACCAATTGGAACATTATCATATATTTTATTGTTGAATCTGAGTTTCATATAAACAATAGGTCTTTCATCAATTGGACCCATATGACTTGGTTTGCTTATACCAACAATTCTAAATTTTGCAGTTTTGCCATTCTTTTTAACTGTAACAAACCCATCTTTTTCTTCTAATTCATCCACTTTAAGCATAGTTGCCTTTGTGCCATTCCCAGTATCCATCTTAGCTCTTACTGGACCAAGGTCTTCAAATTCAATTTGTTCTAAGTACCCGCATTGTTGATCGAATGATGGTCTACGATGCAAAGGATTTTGAATATAACGAACCACTGCTTCCATAGTATCAATTTTAGATGATGGTACTTGGGGAACAGCATTAATATCATATGATTGAAAATTTGAACCCAATCCAGGTGATCCATTACATTCTAATACGTATATCTTACCCTTATGGATTGCATGGTCAACACCAACTAAATAAGCACCAATAGCTCTTGCAGCTGCAATAACTTCTTCTTTTTCTTCATCTGATAAAACGTATGGTTCTGTTTTAGCGCCCATGTGTCTATTAGATCTAAAATCACCTTCTGGCTTAATTCTTTTTGTTGAAGCAATAATCCTACCATTTAATACAACAGTACGAATATCGTATTCAATTTTAATAAATTCTTGAATAAGTATTTCAGCTTTATACTTCCAAAGTGATTGAATCACTGATACCATAGATTCCATATCATTTACTTTAGATACACCAATACCTTGAGTACCAGTAAGAGTCTTAATAATTACTGGAAATTTACCACCAATTCTATCATGTGCATCTTCAATACTTTTTGTATTGCTTACAAGAGCAGTTTTAGGAGTAAGAATATTTGAATTTTCAAACACAGTATATGCAGACATTTTATTATCACATAATAGCATACCATCACGATCATTAATCATAAAACATCCAGCACTTTGAAGTGTTGATATAAGTGCTAATCCAATTTCTGTTTCAAGAGCACCAGCTCTTACAAATACTACAGTTTTATCTGTATCAATTACGAGATCTTTATCTTGGCCATCATAATTCTTAATAACAATTTCACCCTTTTCAAGATCATTTCTATGAATCCAAGCTTCTGTAGTAATAATAAGTTCGCAATTGATTCCAAGTTTTTTACAAGAATTTAAAATCATTCCTGTAACAAGTTCAGGCTTTTTGCTTTTTGATTTAGTTACTATAATAATAGTTAAATCTTTATCGAGCTTTTCATCTTTAAGTGCTTCAAGAATTTCATGATCACGTTCAATAATTTCATTCATAATCTCAATTTGATCACGTTCACGCTTGTCCTGAGTAGGAATGAGGTTTGATCTAAATGCTTGGAATGATTTACTCATCGAATTCCTCTATTATAACTTTAAGATCGGTTTCACCTTTAAATAATCGGTGAAATATTCCTTTCTTAATTACTACTCTATCATGTTGTTTTAATAATAATGGTAATTGATCATCAAATTGTAATTCCCAACCAATACCTTCTAATACTGTAACTATTCTAGTATTATGATCTCTATGCCATTCTAAAAGATCATCTTCTATATCTTTGCTAAATACTCTATATAATCTATCGTTTTCATGCCACTGAATGTATGCCATTTATTAACTTACCAAAAAGATCCAGGATTGTCCACTTGCATTCCAAGTGACTTAGCGTATTTTGGTAATCTACATGACCAATATGACGCTTTTGTCTTATCATTACGTGTATCGCATTTATGACGAGCAGCGAAGGACGAACGAGCTGCTTTATCATTAATTTTGACTTTTAGTCCGGAAGTATCACCAAATTCAATTTTTTTAATATTTCCAGTTTGAGGGTTCCTTACATAGACAACAAACTTTTTGGAGCCACCACGCTTTGGTGTATTAAGTTCTGGTTCAGCTTCTTCTACAAGTGGACAATCTAATGGAACTTCTACTCCATTAAAAGTATCCCAAAGACCGATATCGGTCTCTAGTATTTCTTTATTCATATTTGAAACTTTCAATTCACCACTCTCATAAAGTTTTTTAGCCTGTTCAAAGAATGTAAAGTATCCTTCTGATCCAGGTCTATAGATGTTATCAACAAATGGAATATTTTTAGATTCCATTACGCTAATTGCATCTAAAATGGCAAAGTTTTTAAAACTTTTCATTATTTTTTAACCTTTTTCCACAAATCGGCATCACCAGTTGTACGAGTTTTTCCACCGGTTATAAAAGAATTGACTCTAGCAAAAGCCCATTGGTGCTGACCAGCTCCTGGCCTATGACTCTTTTGCCAAGCTGCCATACCACGATCATACACTTGTTTAAGAATACTATATGGAATTCCCGACTTAGCAGCTTTTGTTTTTAATGCATCAATTTCTTTTTCATGCAGAATTTCTTCTGGAAACGCTTTATGATATGCTACTGTATATTTAGACTTTTTCTTAGTACCGTCATGACCACTTGAGCCATGTTCAATTACTTTTTTTTTTCCTCTGACTCTAACCTTAAGTTAGCAAGCTTTGCAACATCGGCAATCTTTTTTGGTGTTCCAATCTTTTTACCACCCTTCTTCCAAGAGATGATATGTTTACCACCTTCGGTATCAAGATCTCCTCTACTCTTTCCTTGCATTGCAAGGTTTACAAGAGCTGTGACGGGTATACCCTTGCTAGGTCCTGGAACATCCCTGCTAAGTTTACCATACTTTTTGGATAATGCCTCTCTATCAGCGTTGTTGAGGTATACCATTGGAACTCTATCACCAGAAGCGATTTTGAAATCACGACTCTTAACCATTGATAGAATACCAATGGCCATATCCTTTGACATCTCTTCGGCAATATCAACTTCTTCATTGAGCTTACCACCAGCTCCGACAAAGGCAGCAATTGCCATCTTAGTTCTGTCCTCTTTTGACTTACCATCAAACTGAGGAGCATCAGACTTATGGAAGTCGCTAATCCAAGCACCAAGTCCATCACTTACATTAAGCTTTTCTTCTAAAAAAGAATTAACAATTTCATTAATATCAGTATCTTCAGATAAAGCTTTCTTAAAATCTTCTGGAGACTTTTGAAGCTTTTTCATGTATGCACCCTTTTCAAGGGAAGTACGTTTGCTGCTAAATTTTTGAAGAGCTGCTTGTGCCTGTGGAACTGTAAGCTTTACAGATTTTCCATTTGAAAACTTAACTGGTTTAATACCTCGTAGTGAAACAACTTTACGAAGCTGCATAATAATATTTACATCTTTTTCATCATCAGCAGCATCTGAATCATTATCAATATCTGCTGGATCTATTCCTCTTCTTTTGCCCATTGCCTTTAAAGCATCTGCCCTAGCTGATGCTTCGCTATGAACTCTATATTCTTTACCCATAGTAGATGCATAAGCAGTAGCGCTTTTTAGATCTTTAAAAGCTTTTCTTTCTCCGGTTTTCTTACCCTTGGCATCATATTTTACAGCAACATAAACTTCTTCAACAGTCTCTCCAATGAGAGATTTAATGGTCTTAACATCTAGGCCCATCTTTTTAGCAATCCATTCAGGCGATTTACCCTGTTGCATGTACATATGCAATTCTTTCATTTTGCCTTCATCGAGTGATTCAGACATTAATTTAAACTCTTTGGCAGTTAAAACATCTGCTTTTTTGATTTTGGCAAATTTATCAGCTTTAGATTGCGTATCAAACTTACCTAAGACTTTACCGCTTTTTGGATCAACAACTACAAAGTCGTCTTTTGCTTCATTGAGACTTTCTTTGAAAGTTTTAAAGGCTTGAGTATCGGGTGCTTTAGTTTCAATTTGAGCTTCTTTAATAAAACTAGCCATTAACTTATTAATTGAATCGGACATATTTGCCTCTTTCTCTTCTTTTATATTTTTTCTAATGAGATCATACACTTTTTTACGATCAGCATTATTTAGTTTACTTGCTAACCCGGTACTAAATTCAGAAAATTTACCAGCCATAGCCAGCTGTCTTAATTTAGTTCCGCTCATTCCTTCAGCGCCTTCTGCATCTGGATCTCTCTCACCAGCAGAGGCTACAACAATCTTATCAAAGTTGTATTCTTTACCATTATACTTATTTAAGAGAGTCTTAAATTCGCTATATCTATCAGAACCAACAACAACAATAAGGGTATCAACACCTTCTTTTTCAAGTTCTTTAGCTACTTGGAAAATATTATTTGCTGGAGATTTTGTTGCAATACCAAAAGCCTTTTGAGCAAGGGCAATCTTAGTATTGTAGTCTAATGGATTCTTTTTTGAATCTTGGCTATGGCTTAAATATAATCTTGGTTCTGCATTATATTGTTTAGCTGTCTTTTTTACTGCATTAGCCAGTTTTTCATGACCAATAGTAGGTGGGTTCATACGACCAAAATTTAAAGCGACGGCTTTAGCCATAACAGGTTTTCCTTAGACTTACTGCGTTTTATGTTACTTATTATTTATAATATACTAAAAGACGAATAAAAAGAAATTATTATTCTCATTATAAGTCGTTTACAACTCTCCTATCCTGTGTTATAATAGGTCTTGACACTTCTAAAATGGTTTAATTACTTTTGCCAGCCTTTAATAATTGTTGGACTAAAGTTGTTAAAACTAAATTCCCATCTATCAACAATCTTAACAGCATCGGTATTACCAATTGCAACATATCCTTCTGGATTAGTTGTTTTAAATCCTTTTGCTGTTTTTACAAATGTTTTCATTGATCCAGCTTGATTCATCTTATTAACAACCATTGATTTTGCTACAGTTAAATCATTAAAGAGTTCAAAAACTGGAATCAAGTTGTTTACATTTGAAAATACTTGTTGGATTACTACTTTTTCTTTTGCTTTAACATTAGCTTTACCAGCTGCAGAAGATCTTTTTCCTTCTTCTTTAGCATACCAACCTTTAATATGTTTATATAGGCCCGCTACATGTTGACGCACAGCAGGGAATGGAGTTCCAGCTCTTACATACGAATTATTATATGCCTTTACTAGATTTCTAATTTGTTCAGTACCAGAAATAACTTCTAAAATATTGCTATTTACTTTAGTTAAACTATTTTCCGCTTTATTAATAAGACTCATAAGTTCTTTTGATTCAGCGGCAGTAAAAGTAGCACTTCCTGAAGTATCAGTATACATGGCATCTGCAGTCCAAACCTTTGAGCTATCTGGCATGCCACTTGCGATTGCTTTACCAAAGGAAGCTTTCATAGTGGCTAGACTTGAGCCAGTATAAGTAGTGTGCCAAACAATACCAATATTTGCAGTTGATATTTTTTTACCAAGAGAAGAATTAACGGGTACCGCATATACAATTGTATTAGGATGAAAGGTAAAATATGATTCTCCATCGATATTTTGTGATTTTACGTCACCTTTAGTAAACATGATGTCACCCTGATATACACCAGATTTAATTACACCTTGTAGACTATCAAATGCAACTTCGAGTTTAGTACGCAATCCGCCAGAATATCCAAATTTATCCAAATCAGACAAAGATTTAATGGTTTTTGGTGTTTGAGCAAATACACCTTTTGCACCAACAAAAAACTTTCCATCTTCCGGATCGATGCCGGCAATAATTGCTGGAGCTCCATCCCATTTAACTGTAGCTTGAACCGGTGTTTTAGCTTTTGACGAAAGCATCATATGAAGATCTTTTAAAAACTTAATAGCTTTTTCAGCACCAATTTTGCCTTCATTGAACATCATATCTTCAACATGTTCCATGTGTGTATTTTTAGCTTCAACTAGATAATTTTTAAAGCCTTTCATATTAACCTCCAAATTCATGGCCGGCTACACGGCGCATTTGTTTTTCAAATTCCTTAAAATCAGGCTTACTTTTGTACAGTTTAATCGTGATTTCATCTCGTTCTTTGCCTTTGATACGCCAAGTGTATCCATCCTTCTTTTGGTCTGGATCTGTAACTTGTACCACTCTACGATCGTATCCATCTTCCCATGTTTCTCCGGTTCTCTTACCAGTATGAGATGCAGATCCCTCATCAATAGATACTGCTGTATCGCATTTCATACAACATTCTGGTGTACCACATTTATCGTGAACTATAAATTCATTAAAGCTTTTCATTAATTTATTCCGTAATATTAAATCTTAAGTTGTCATGATCAGGATAATTTACTATTACCCTACCTTCTGGACAATCATATTGTATATAAGCAACTAATGTGGCTAATCCTTTTGATACTTTATGTTGATGGTGTTCATCAATAGTAATTCTATACGCAAAAGTATCTACCTTATCATTTGCTGGACCCATAAACTTAGAAATACTTGGTACAGCTGGGTGTATAATATATTCGCTATCTCTTATATCAACTACAAAATCAGTTACTGTACAATCATCTCTATGCTTTTCTCTAGCAGCTGTTACTTTGAACTCTTTATCAACTGGGCCGTCAGATACTTCGAAATATTCGGGTGCCCATGTAAGTATTGGATCTTTAAATCCAAACTTATCATATACAGTATAACCACCACCAACTAATGCCAGTGATGCAGTTACTACGCCAATACCTTTAGTGATTGTTTCTAAATCTATCATTTTAAGCCTTTACGATTATATATGGACCGGATTCTTCTGATTTAGATCCGGCATAATTAATTATGGCGGTAATGAAGTTATTGGCTTTTGTTCCTTTAAATTTATTCAGATAATACACAATATAAACTGCTCCAAGTTTAGCTGTAAGCCAACCTGGATCTCCAGCACCTTTTTTATCTTTAAGCTGAGTTTCTACTTCACTTAAAGGAATAGCCTCAATAGAATTAAGCATTCCATGAAATACTGCTATTGATCTTTTATCACCTTTAGAGATCTTTACAGCCATTTTTTTAAGATCACCATGTTCTGGCATCTTTTTTCCAAGATGAGTAAAAGCAGCATTTTGAATTACTTGCCAACCAGCACTGCCGCCTCGTGCTCCTTTGCCTTGTAATTCCATTTTATTTGATCCCATATAACTATTGGGTCTAATTTCTATTACACCGTTATCATATTCAACTGAACCACTTTTAGAACTCCAAATTGTACCACGAGTTTTTCCTTTAAGATATAAAGCACGAATTCTAAACGATTCTGTTTGTGGTGGTTGCTCAATATTCATTTCTACAATATTAGCAACATTTTTTACTTTTTTAAGGGATATACCAACAACTTTACGAGCATTAAATAGTCCAAGTAAATCTTTATTTAAATCTGAAATACTTGAAACATCTAAATCAGCAATACGCCAACCTTTAGCTATAGCCCAAATATCTCCTGGATTCCATTTGTCATTTGTCATTGGAGATAATTTAGAATTAGCAAATGCCTTTTTCATAGCGGCATAAATTGCATTCATATCGTTTGAATCTCTATGAAGAACCATACCCTTTTTAACGTAACCTTTTTCAATTACAGCTTTAGCTGATAGATACGCACTCATATGCCAACTATCATCATCGCCAAGAGCAATAATGTCATCAATAGATGTTTTACCAACTTCGCATTTTGCAAAAGCATCTCTAAGTACTTCTTCTTTTCTAAAAAAGTCTGGAGCCATTACACCATTATCTAACATTGCCTGTATATATACGCATGTCTGTGGTTCAGCAATAGCAGTCTGATCGGTTCCACCGCCTGCTCCACCGCCACCACCAAATACTTTACTTTTTCCAACTTCATTTGATTTAATGATACCTTTGTCTGTAACTAAATCAAATGTTTTACCATCAATTTCAAATTGTGCAAGATTTTTAAGTGTTGTTTCAGCGTCGGTTACTACTACCTTTGCACCATTAACTAATTCTAATGGTTCTTTATTAGCTATAATATTTCTTAAAATTGAAGTACGAGCCTCTCCAGTCTGACCATTTGGCTTTCGCCATTGGGCTGGATCCATTTTAACTGCTCGTTCTTTCAAAAAAATCTTAAATGTAGACATCTACTTCTCCCACTTACTTCTATTTATAAGACTACATATGCTTATTCTTGTTCTTTAATGTATGTCCATGCTTTATGTGAATGACCAGATTCTTCAGCCCAACGAATAAATAAACCAACTTCTCTGCCATGAGCTTCAATTTCCCAAGGCGAATCCCAGTATTCAATATTATATCTTTTACCTTTCCACAAATCATAAGTTTTAGTTAAAACAGTGGTACCTTCAAGTTTAAATTCTGAACCTCTTTGTAACTCATTACGAGCATATTGTTTAACATGAACCATTTCATGTGCAACTGTTTCTAGCATTCTGCGTAATGGTAATTTAGAATCAATTTGAATTTGAAATTCTCTTGGATTTTTAGCATCGGTACATGGAAAACATGCACCATATATTGCATCCTCAGTATACAATCCAGTCATAAATTCAATATTAATATCTAATGATGTCATCTTTGGCATAAGTTTTTTAATACAAAAATGTGCTAAATCCATAGCATATTTTTGTTTAGTAATTCGCTTTTTCATATGTGATGGACTAGAAATTGAAATATCAATCATGAATAGGGCCTTTCAAGAAACCGCAATAGTATATAACAAACTAGACCTACTGGTATAATAGCATCAATACTACCAAAACCAGCAATAAAAGCAATCACAAGAGAAAGAATAAAAGTTATCCTTTCTCTTTTCTTTTCAACTTCATTTAGTGGATGAAGTTCATCATTAAACAGATCCATTATTCTGAATCTAGGTATAATGCAAATGATGTACCTTCAGATGCTGAACAAAACGATTGAGCTGAATAACTACCACGAAGTTGTTTATTTCTAGGTCCACGATATCTACGACGAAGACGATATCCATCAAAAGAATTTGTATATTTTTTTATATCAGCAAAAAGCTTAGCAAACAATTCTCTATTCTCTTGAGTGTTTGGAATTCCTTTAAACAAAGAACTTTCATGAAAAGGAGAACCATACATTTTTAGAATTTTATTAAGTTCTGGATTATTATGATAACCACCACGAACGTTTCGCATACAGACATGAAATGCAGCTTTAACTGCCGCTGAATTTATTTCATGATTTTCGAAAAAACCAGGATACCTTTTAGCTTTCATAACATCTTCAACTGTAATTTTAAGATAATTTTTCATATTATAACCCCTTAGTTGTTTCTATCAGAAAAGATAACAGATTTTACACCAATAGCAATACCAATAAAAAGAAGGGTAAATGCTAAAAGAAAGTTGTCACCTTCTTGACCGGTTGGTCCATCAATAGCAGCTCCTGCCATGATAAAACAGAGTAGTGCAATAGTAAACTTAAACATAATATTTTTCCTTTTTCCATTCTATAGATAGATTATATACTAATTCTATCCATATGTAAACGTTTTTTTCACTCAAAAAGTTAAACAGTTTCAATGGCTTGTGAAAAAGTTTCATTTGAATTTCTGGTAAGTTCTAAATAGTCAGATACAGCCCAGACTGCTGATATATCTAATCCACCAATATGCCACTCATACATTCCATATGGAGTTGAATCTTCTTTCCAATCATATATTGTAGCTGTAAATTCAGTACCTTCAATTGGATCTAAGAATCGAATAGCCCATTCAACAGTACACTTATCTGCACCAAGTTTTGGTTCACCAAAGGTTTCTACCAATTCGTCATACATTGCCCAAACATGGCCCTTTAAAGAAGTACCAACTGGATTAGCTTCAGATTCTAAGATTTGATATTGCATATTTTTTTCCTTTTCCATTTTATAGATAGATTCTATCATAATTCTTACTAAATGTAAACAAAAAAGTGCACACATAACCTATTGATATATAAGGATAAGCAAAAAAAGTTTAAAAAAAAGAGGAACCAAAGTTCCCCTTTTTAATTTTTTTAGTATGTTAATCGACTTGAATTGGTGGAGTAACTAAGTACTTTGGAATTCCAAAGTTTTCAAATCCATGTCCCTTTTCTAGTTTTGATTTAAGACCTCTAAGAGACATTGCTTTAGATGCGGTAGCAACAATTAATTCCCTTGAGTCTTCACTATTAATCTCTACTAGATTATATCTTTTGTCGTTCGACTTCACTTGATAATGTATCATTTTCACTTTCCTCATTATAATTATATTGATATTTAGCTGGGACTTTTCCAATTCCAACGGCACGATCCCATTGCCGTTGAGTATATTTAAGAGGCTTGGATTGCTTTAACAAGTCCTGGCTTAAACATGTCTTCGAATTTGTCATATAGATACTCCGTAGCTTGTTTCCAACGAGCGCGCTCAGACTGACTCATAGTTACAACTTGGATTGTATCTTCAGCCGCGCGGGCTTTAACAACATCGATATCTTCTACTGACCAAACTCTTTCTTGGCGAGCTGCATTAAATGAAGCGTCCTGTACTTTAGCTTGTAAATCAGCATCTAGACTATTAAAGAAGTCTTTATTAACAATAATTGAAGTCAAGAATAATGAATGCTCAGCATCATTAATATATGACATATGTTTGTTTTGCTCTAGACCATAGAAACGTGGATAAGTAGACTCACCACCAACTACAATACCGCTTTGTACGCCTTCATTGATTTCTTCAAGTTCAATTTCAACTGGCTCTGCACCTACTGCTAGGAGAGTTTCAGTTGCAATTGGTGATTTGTTACAACGAAGTGGTACACCATTAAAATCTTCAATTTTCTTAAGAGCAACATTAGCTGGAATCATACGAAAACCACCAGAATATGTAAAGGCTAGACCTTTAACATTAGTCTTTTCTGATAGATCATTAAGTAGACCTGCACCAATATCGCCTTCTAGAACTTTCTTTGCATGATCATGATCTCTAAATAAGAAAGGCATATCAAGAGCCCACATATCACGGGAATGGCTACGACCAAGTGTGGAAGTATACATTTGTGACATTTCAATTTCGCCAGCTTCCATTAGATCAAGCAGATCGTGTTTGCTGACTGCAACTCCATTATTATACTTATTTGAATATTCTGACAAAGTTAGAATTTCAAACTCAATTTGATCAGGAGCTGTTCTTTCAAGTTCAGCTTTGAAATGTCTTGCTGCCCTTAGAAAGAGTTCAATTGGTTCATGAGCTAAAACCCAACGTACGGTTTTCTTTTGCATTTTCATTCTCCTCTTTAGGTAATGCAATTAGTATATCCTACCATTATTTATAAAACTTCTATGTTCCGGATAGTATATTTGTTTCATCTGCATAATCTAAAAGAGCATCAAAACCACCAACATGTTTACCCCAAACGTATATCTGTGGATAAGTGCTACCGTCACCAAATTTTTCTAAGAATTCTTCTCTTTTAAAATCAGATCCAAGTTTAAGTTCAGTATATGGTAAATTATATGTTTTAAAGAAGTTCTTAGCCGCATCACAAAAGGGACATAAGTCTTTAGTATATATTACGTTATTTGTCATATTAAGTTCCAAACAATTTGCTAAAATCTTTACGACCTTGTTTTTTAGTCATAAATTTCATTGTGTCTTCTTCTCGAGCTCTTTCACCAAAAGATGAAGAGTCCATAACTGGTTTATCATCAACTAAAGTTTGTTCACTATTTTCAACATCATATAATCTCATTCGAGCTCTATCAACGCCTACTACAAATCTCTTATGTCGTGTTGGATCACCATAACGATTTTTCAATTGTTTAACCATTAGTTGACTTTGTTGTTCTAATTCATCACTTGTAACAAGAGCAAACATAAAATCTGCGGTTGCAGGTAAACCAAATGATTCTGAAGTATCTTCAAGACCTGGATCAGAATTCGTAAAACCAGATCTATTTACTTGAGTAGCAGTAACAAGTGGAATATTCTTTTCAACTGCCAAACCTCTAAGTTCTTCTGCAATTGCTTTAATATATCCATAAGAGTTTTCTGCGCTTTTAAGACGTGTTGATAAACATAGATTAATATAATCAATATAGACAATATCAGGAACAAAGTTCTTTTTAATTCTAAGCTCATTCATTAGATGTCTAAAGTGAGCAGCTCCGACAGAAGCAGTTGGATATTCTTTAACAATAAGTTTACCTACAGTTTTATTACCAACTTTTTGCATTTTCTTTAGATACATATCTTTGGAAATAGCATTAAGATCTTCTTTAGTGAGATTTAAAAGATTTTCATCAATTCTTTCTGAAATTCTTTCTTCTGCCATTTCCAAAGTAACATATAGAACGTTTTTACCTTGCATCAAATTTGCTGCGGCAAAGTGACACATTGCTAGAGTTTTACCAACGCCGGTACCAGCAAGGATAACATTAATAGTCTTTTTAGGTAAGCCGCCACCTGTAATTTTATTGAAGTATTCTAGATCAAATGGAAGCAATTCTTGTTTTTCATGATAAAAATCATAACGAGATTCTGCATCTTCAATAAAATCATGACCAATAGAATTATCAAATGACACACTTAACGCATCTGTTAAAAGCTGTGGTATAGATCCTTTGTCTCGATTTTTGTCATTACCATCTAGAATACCAATAGAATCCATAATGGCAAGATAGATCGATCGTTCTTGGCACCATTTTTCAGTTTTATCAACTAACCATTCATCTTTTACAGTTAGATCTTGATCTAAGAATTTAGCAATATTTGAATATTCAGTATCGTTAACCTTTGAATCACTATCAAGTTCTACTATAAGTGTTTCTTTGGTTGGATTGGCATTATATTTAACAGTAAAATCTACAATCTTTGAAAACAGAATCTTTTGAGTATTTGATTCAAAATATTCTGGCTTTAGAAATGGCACAACCTTTCTTGAATAATCTTCATTATTGATTAAATTAACTAAGATTAGATCTGCTAGATTCATTATTGATTGCCACCTTTATATTTGCTAGTCACAAAAGCCATAATTACATCTCCAAGAAAAGTATGGAATTCTTCCATATCATTTTCTGAAAATGTTTCAGGATCCATTTCTTCTGGAGTATCTTCAATGTTATACTCAAATTGAACGTTTAGTCCATTATCAAATGAAACTTCTTTAACTGCAACTTTATTATAGCTGTATTTAATTCCATTAAATTTTGGATAATTTACAATTTCAAGTACTGCTGTATTACTTGTACTTGTAAAATTTTCAGATACTTTAATCCTATCCATAACACTTTTAATCTTAATATTATCATCAAGATCTACAAATGCATCATGTTCAGGCGCTGATTTCAGTATCGACATCTACTACATCTCCTTCAATTTCTTCAATTACAGAGTTTCTACCATAACAGAAAATATCCTTAGCAACTTCATCCAATTGCATTAGAATATCATCAGTAAAGTATTTAGTTGGGTCATTCATAATTTGCTTACCAAAGATTTTACTACCATCTGGTAATTCATATCGAGTAGATACTTTCTTAAAGATTCCAGCCTTTTCTGCAAGATCAAGTAATCCATAATAACGATCTAGACCAGTATCATACGATAATTTAACTTCAACTTGTTTATTTTCTTTAGTGAAACGTGATTTAATCATATTACACTTAATAAAATTACCCACAACATCAGTACCATCTCTATCCTTTTTCTTTGAAAGAAAACAGATTTGAGAAGCAGTATACTTTAGACCAGACCCACCAGACATTTCTTTCATTGGAACATAAGAGCCAATAACATCATATACGTGGTTAGTAACAATAAGTGGAATTTTAGTTTTAGCAAGTTTAAGACCAAGTACTCTGAAAGTAGCTTTAATAAGCTGAGCTTTGGTCATATCCCGAGTTTCTTTACCCTCAGCAGTATCTTCAATTTCTTTTGTAGTTGAAAGTTGGCCAAGAGAATCAAGAACAAAAATCATAGGTGGATGATCTTTGCCAATCTTATTTAGAATACCAAGACAGTGTGTTCTAAATTCTTGAATTGTTGTTGGTTCAACTACCATAACTCGAGAAACATCAATTCCACGAGATTCCATCATATTTCGAGTTACTGCAGCTTCTGTATCGTAATAAACAACTACAGCTTCTGGATCATTATCTAGAAACTGTTGAATAACTCCAAGAGCAAAGAATGTTTTACCGGTTGAAGATTCACCAGCAAGAGCTGTAATTTTGTTATTAGGAATGCCTCCAAAAATACTACCAGAAAATGCAGCATTTAGGATATAACTACCGGTATCAATACCACCGGTAAATTCAGACGATGAGTCTTCATCTTCAAGTAGATGAGTGTTATCATCATTAATTTCTTTAACTAGGTTTTTAAGAAAACTATGTGCCATATTAGAACCTCCAATCAATAAGTCCATTATAATATAAAACTAAGGCAATGTAAACGTATATTTTATATTTTACCATTTTTCATATTACGAGTAATTTGTTCAGCTAAATCAGCTGATCTTTTGTTCATTTCAACTTCCGGTTGTTCACTAAATTCAAATTCAGCCGGATCCCAAGATTCATCTTTTACATTTACACCTCTAACAATTGTTTTTGGTTTTGATAATGACATATTTGCAGCAATTAAAAGTAATACTGCTAATGGATCAAAAACAAAAATAATGGTAATAATAACCCATCTTACTGCTTTTTCTAATATTTGTTGATTAGTTTCTCCATAGATAAATTCTGCAACATATCTTATTGGACCAACTTCAGCTTCAAACTTTAGTTGTTCTTTGGCAAGTTCATTTTTTGAAGTTCTAAGTTGTTTAATTCTTTCGCTCGCTTCAGAAATGATTCCGGAGAGTGCGGCTCTTTCCACACGTTGGCTTTCGCGCACGGAGATCGCTCCATCTTTACCGCGTATCCTGTCAAATTTAATAAGTGTTTGGACTGCAGCATCAAGTTGCGACGTAACGAGCTTTGCATCGTCTATTCTCCGTTGTTCATTTGAGATTTGAGATTCGAGTTCTACAATTTGAATGGTGTTGTCACCATTACCCAAAGTTTGATCAATATGAGCTTTACTTAAATAACCAAAGATGCCCATACTTGTAATAAGCATAAGTGTAACAACTGCAATAGTTAAATATGTTTTAAGTAAAAATGGAATAGTACGCCAATTTTGATATAACCAAGATGCAGTAACTAATTTACCAACTTCTAAAACGCTACCCATAACTGCAATAGAAATAGATGCAGCAGAAAATATAGCTATTAAACCAGCTATACTATACCATGCGGCTACTCCTGAAATAGCTATCGCAACTAAAAGTATTAAATATGACATTAAGTTCTCGTAATTGCCAAAACTTGATCAATCATAGCTTGGACTTTCGGTCCTCTATTCGGCCATCTAATATATTCTTTATCTGAAGTATTTAAAAGATTTACTAAAAGTGGCATAATAAGTTTTTCAAGTTCATCTACTTTGCTTGCTACTTCTTCTTTAGATCTACTAATAGCAATTTCAACGTTCTCATCATCTAAAGCGTTTTTAATCGCTAATAGTTTATCAATTTTATTTTCAATTGGTTCAATTGCATTTAACACGACTCTAGCTAGATCGTTTTCATCAATGCTAGGTGGTGTAATTTCATTAAGCGATTGCTCTGCTTTATATGTAGCTTCATCAATTGCACTGAAACCAAAGTCAGTACCTGCGTATTCTGGTGGAATAGTACTCACGAGAAAAAGTCCTCCAAGTTAGCTTTCTTTTCTGATTGCCAGCCGACAACATCTAGTAAACTATTTATCGGATCTAAATACGCTTTTTCAAATTGTGTGTCATAATCTACATATTTTTCAAAATCAAATTCTGCTGGCAACACAGATGAAAAGCCTAGTACATTTTCTTGCATTGGATTTGGAGTACGTAGATATAAGAATTTAATTTTATCGCCTTCAGTAATTCTTTCATACTTTTTTTGCAAGCCTTTTTCTTCAATCATTCGATTATACATAATCGCGGCTCTCACATGCATAGGAGTACCTTTACGATAAAAAGTTTGAGAATTTAAAAACTCTTTGAGCTTTGAAATACCTCTAGGGAATGCTATATCTTCGGGTCGTGATTTATTAAAGGCTTCCCGAGCTTTATGGACATAATTTTGAACTGCCTTTTCATCTTCACGAAGAATAAGTTGCATTGTATCATGAATCATAGTACGACATATCAGAGGAGTTGATGATCTTACACTTTCAAGACCAGTAACTTTGATCTTAGGTTCAGCATATCGAACACCTTCAGAGTCATACACATTCATAACATATCTTTTTTTACCAGTCCATACTGCTCGAGATGCAATGTTTTCTCTTTTCATGACCATAACATTTTCTGGACAATTCATTTGCTTTTGAAGTTGAATATATGAAGCTTCAAGCAATGGTTCCAGTTTATCTTTACTTACACTATCTAAGAAATTAACAATCTTTGCATGATCTGTCTCATTTGGTAACACTTTGTTAACTAATGGACCAAGATTTACATAAATTGAATCAGTGTCTATGGCAATAACATAATCTTTATTGGTTTTTAGTATCTTATTAAGATATTCATTGACTGCTTTTTCTGACCATTTGATTGTAGCTTGGCCAGTAATAGTAATTCCTTCGGCAATACGTATATCATAGTACCTAAACCATTCATTACTCATAGCGCCATAAAGTGAATTGAGTAGAATTTTAATTGCCATTTGGTTATTATCCAAACTTGCAATTTGATTCATAACTTTTTGCTTTGCCAAACCTGAAAGAGTTTCAGCTTCAGATTTAAGAGCAAGTGTTTTTTGTTTGATAACTACACGTTCATTATATAACTTTTCAACAATGGCTGGAAATACACCTTTACGAGTACTATCAAACTTTTGACCAGTTGCACAAACTAATTCACCTTCACCGAGTTCAATTTGCTTATTTTCAAGAACAGATTTAACTGTTACTCCTGGATGTGCGCCAGTAATAATAGTTTCAGGGGACATATTATATTGACGAATAATTGATGGATACAGTGAATTTAAGTCAAAGTTTACAACCCAATCATGCATTCCAGTAATTGGCTCTTTGACATATGCACCTTCAATTCTTCGATCACTTTCGCGCTTCTTTACAAATGGAATAATAACTTTATTACGTTTGAGAACATTGTAAATATAAGTATCCCAGATTTTAACTGAGCCCATAGATACAATAGCATTCACATTTGCTTTATATCCAAGAGCAAGTGTGAGTGTAATAAGTTGTAACTTATCTTCCATTCGCTGAAGAAGTTCAACGTCTTTGATATTATATTCAATAAATTTTTGGAAGTCATCTTTATACAAAGAGAAGATACTACCATATTCTGAATAATCAAGTTTCTTTTCACCAAGAACAACATTAGCAATATTGTCTAGTTTATAGGACTCTTGTGTACCATAAGTATAACCAAGTTTCTTAAACAATGGTAGATAATCAAGATGCTGCACACCTTTAAAATCATATTTTGTTTCATTCATAAAAGTACTTGAAACTGGTTCTATTTCCCAAGGACTAAAAATTTCACATGAAGTCCAACCAAAAAGTTTAGTAATACGATTAACCAAATATGGAACATCAAAGGTTTCACTATTCCATCCACTTAGAATGTCTGGTGGATTTTCTTTCCAGAATTTCATAAAGCCACGAAGTAATGAAAGTTCATCGGGATAACGATAATATTCAATTTCTACATTTAAATTAGATTTTGATTTATCATATTCACCACAACCAAATACATGATAAATGTTATCTTTATTATTTTTCATACAAATAGCTGTTACAGCTTTTTCAGCTTTTGATGGCTCTGGGAATCCATCATCTGATTCAACCTCAATATCTATGAACGTAACATTGATTGCATTTCTGTCAAATGTTTCTTCACATCCATTCGGGAATCTGTGGTTGATATATTGTTCAGGATAATTCTTGAGACCAAACATGCGAAAACCATGTACTTCTTCCTTTTCTTTAAGGAAACGAGTACATTCGCTCATAGTTGAAAATTGTTTTGGTTCAACGCGGGTTCCATCCAAACCAATCCAGTTACTAGCTTGGTTTGTTGGCATATAGATTTCTGGCTTAAATCGAATCTTTTCCATTACACGTTGGCCATTCTTATAGCCAATATAAAGGATCTCATTCATGTGCCGTTCTACGGTGATAAAGAATTCTTTCATAATATAGATTATATACCTTTACAAGAGAAAAGTAAAGGCGGAAGTTGCCCTCCGCCTTTTTTATTTCAATAAGATTATTTCCAGGTTGAAATAGTCTTATGATTTAAATGAGCCAATAACTCATGATAAGTCATATTAGGATATTCGTGCTTAAGCACAGTTGCAAGGTGTTCATTTGCTCTAATCTGTTGAGACCGTGAAGCGGCTTGACCGATTGAAGTAATAACACTCATGATTCCGTTAATTAGACTCAATAAGAAGTTCTGACTGCTTTTTAGTACTAGTGTTGTCATTTTGACCCCCGTTAATTAAAATTTGACGGGGACGCTTTTCTTCGGGTACAATTTTCTCTAGATTAACTACGAGCAAACCGTCTTGAAGTTCAGCTCCTTTTACTTCTACAAACTCTGACAATCTAAATGAACGTTCAAATTCACGTCCACTTATTCCTTTGTACATATAAAGATCTTGTTCTCTACGCTGTTTACGACTGCCTTTAATAGTCAAGATGCCATCATGATATTTAATATCAATATCATCTTTTTTAAACCCAACTACAGCCAATTCAATCATGTATTCGTCATCATTGAATTTTACTACATTGTGCGGTGGATAATGATCTTTTTGATGATTATTTGTAAGTCGTTCCAAATCTGCAAAGATATGGTCGAAACCAACAAATGCGCTTCGTGGAAATTTAAATGTATTGCTAGTCATTGTAGACCTCCTAATTAGCAAGGTTAATGTGAGCCCACTGCTGTAGCACCCACTATTGTATTTATAATATAATACTTCAAGTCTATAATTTAAACTGCAAAATTCTTATCTAGTATAAAGATTTAAATCCTTTAGAGTCCAAACTATAATAGACTTGTTTAATACCAAAATCACTTATGCATTTGGTACAACCTTCACACGGAAGACTTATGCCATATTCCCATTTGTGAAGTTGATTGTAACGAGCTCGCATAACATAAAGTTCACTTTTAGCAAGTTCATCTACTTCAACAATTCTAAGGGCGTTTTTAATGGCATGAGTTTCCGCATGAAAGAATACAGCATGCCGATTTTTAGCATACTGGCTTTGAAAAGGATGAGTTTTAAGATGGTTAAAACCATATGAAACTATCCTTCCTCGCAAAGTAATAGCCGCAACAATTCTTGCTCCTTTAACCGGTTCAACCGATTGAGCAAGCTTAAATAGATTTCCAAAAATTTGTTTCTTGGGCTTCATTTAAAGTTTAACGTGTAGTACATCAATCGCGGCAATAATTAGCAAAATAATCCCAGTAGCAATCATCCAAAGATTACCACCACTAAATACTAAATTAAGAAAACCAATGCTGCCGGTCACATATGAAGTATGAGCTAACCAGCTAAGTTTTTGCTTAAATTTAATGTTCATTTTATCCTCTTTTTGTTTTATTTAAAATTGGCCTGCCCTGAGAGATTCGAACTCCCGACCCACAGCTTAGAAGGCTGTTGCTCTATCCTGCTGAGCTAAGGGCAGATAGTTTTTAAACTGAATTGTAGTGCTGTTGCCATTCTGAACCGACAACACCAATTCCCTCAAAGCTCAGTTTAATTCGATATAGAATACCGCATATAGCTGCGGAATTTCTAGCAGTCTGAAGATCATATTTTAGACGATTCTTTTTAATCTTTTGTTTCATAGATTTTTCAGCAATTCCTTCAACCAAATCTAATGCGATTTTACGAGCTTCAGATATTGGCATACGTGGAATACGATTTAATAGATCTTCATTGAATTCTACAGACATTGTGCTCTCCGTCCAATAAACATATCTTTCATAGATACTGGTTGATAATTATTTACCAACTTAGTAAACCATTTTGGCGGTGCACATGGTCGACCTGTTGAGTCTAATACCGCTAGATTAGTGGGACTTTCAGATGTAAGAACCCAATTCCATGCATCATTAGCTGCTTCTGTAGTATATTCAGAATCAGCAATGCGCAATGGGATATCGCATAACTTCAACTTATAAACTCTATATTCCATGCTTTTACCTCCATTCTATAGATAGATTATATACTATTTTATAGAGGATGTAAACAAAAAAATCACCCTAAAGTGATTTTTTTTTAATAAGAAAGAATGGTAGCGAACTAAGCCGCTACCTTCTTTTTCTTACCAATATTATATTTTGGAACTAGTTTCCAGTTCTTTTTATCTGTATGAGAAATAATTTTAATCTGAGAAATGGGTGCAATGGGATTATCAATCTTATCATTATCGATAATATCAATAAGCTTCCATTCTTTCAGTAGATTTGTTACTGTATTTCTACGAGCAATATCGTTTTCTGAAAAGTCTGCAGGTTTTCCATCAAGGGCAAAGAGCTCTTTAAAATGGACAATATAGTATTTTCCTTGTTTGTGCAGAATGTGACAAGATTGATACAGAGTATTATCTTTTTTTGATGCTACACCAATACGAGTTAAGGTTTCACGGATCTTTAAGAAGTTATCATCCTCTTTCAAAATCACTTCAACCAAATCATTAATATTAAAAGACATTGTGTAATCTCCAATTAATTACATTATAATTTATAATCCAATACTATTTATTTTTTTATGGATTTCTGCAATATTTTCTTTAGAGATTACTTTAAGAGCTTCTTTTGCCTTTTCATCATTATATTTAAAGTACTTTTTAATTGCATCTAAATCATTTGATTGAATTGGCTTTGACCATTTAGAATATCTTTTACGTTTACGTACTGCATTTCTTAAAAAATCATATTGTAGTTTATTATCTAGTATGTGACGTTCATTCATCGCATTGGCTAAAAATACTGTATCAATAAAGTTACTTAATCCTCTATTAATAATAAAAGCATTATAGCCTTTTTCAGTTTGTGCATCAATCATGATATTCTTTTTAGTATCATTAATTGAATTCAAATAATCAAAAGGGTTCATAACGGATCTTTCATTTTTATTGTATCAAGTATATCATAGAGTTGTGGACCATTCTGTAGTGTTCCTTGTTCTAATCCATTTGCCAATTCGAGCTGTATGAGTCTTCCATACACTCTATCTGACCAGTTACCTTCTCTATTTAGGAGTACTTGATTCCTATTTTTTGGTAGCAAAGACCATTCATATATTAAGTTTTCAGTTTGTTCGTCTAATATTGTTTTCATATAGTCTCTAGATTGTTGAAATTCTATAGGAAAATGTTCTGTGCCATACGCATTAGCATGAAACAAACCAGCCATACAAACAGTCTTTGATGCTTTAAGTTCTGATTCTAAAATTCTCGCAGTATACCAAGAATGATGCCATAGTGTACCAGCACCCGACAGAGTGCGATGTGGTATATTACCACACAAACGTTTGGCTTCAGTGAACTGACGTGATGTAAAATCAGTTGGGTATGTTTTGAGTGTTATGATGGTACGTAAACCACCATAAGCCCTTGATAATGGCAACGCTCTATGCCATTTTTGTGAATTAAATAAGAATAACCTTCCATGTTTGGGTTTTACTATGGTTTCTGGTTCTTCATTATCATCATAAACAATTGTTTCTCCACCCCAGTCCATATCCCATTTACCTTCATTTAGGTATATAATTGCAGTTTCACTTGCAGTAGCAGGACCACCAGTATTAGTATCATCTAGATGAGTATAGCCATCAGTTCCATAAGTATATCCATTACAATAAACTCTTAATAGAGTTCTTTTCTCACCAATAATACCAATAAGTGTATTCCATACTCTTTGTATTTCTGGAACTGTTTCATACTCTGGAGTTTCAGTTAAGTCTACATTTATCCAATTTGGTTTTTTAATGATTTGCTTATTCCAATGGCCTGAATCGTGCTCAGCATAACCACTTGACTTCCAACCATATGTAAGTTCTTTAGCCCATTTATCTCGAATGAAGTTAATTAAATCTGGATTGTAAATATCATCCAATATAAGTGGCAATGTCATACTAAAGGATCCGCTTTCATCGATCTATAATGTAGATATTGAGTAAAAATAAACTTATCATTTTTTGATGGATTTGAATAATGCGGATGAGTCCACAATGGTGGAAATAAAATAACTCTACCAACTCTTGGCTCAACAGAGACTTTATGATCTGTAAACACAGTATCACCACCACCTTTGGGATCATTAAGATACCAAAGCGATGTTAAAAATCTAACACAAGATCTTACATCATCAACATCTACGTGTTCTTTAAAGTATTCATCATTTGAAGCTGAATACTTTTTAAATTTAATAGATTCACATGCAAAATTTTCAGGCCAAAGCGGTAAATACTTATCATAATATGCTTGAGCTAATTCTAAAAACTTATCAGTAAGAAACTTATTAGTGTCTTGCCAATCATCTAAGTTCCATAAAATAAGCTGTTGTAGATTATATGTTTTACTGTCTGTCACATAAGTCAATCTTGGATCTTTGTTAATTCTATCAACAAGTTCTTCGCAATAATCAGCACTTAGTACATTATCATAAACCTCAATCCAAGATCCACTATTTGTTTTTACTTGAGTACTTTCCATTTATAATCCTATGAGGCCAAATCCATGATTAGCAATTGCATTTAAGATAATAAAACAACAAGTAAAAATGTGAAGCACCACCCAAAGACTACGAATAATTGCGACTTTGTCAGCTTTGTTGTTATCTTCATATGCTTTGGTTCCTATTGCCTTACACCAATATTTCCACATTATTTAAAGTTGCACTCCGCCATAATCTCTGTAAGACAAGCGACTATATTTACTTCCTGATCAGCGACAAATGCCGCTTTATATGAATAATCAGCCAAAAATAAAATAAGTTGAGGAACAGATTGTTCTTCTATATATTCATTTGCAGCGTCATAGATTTTACGAAAGAGTACTGTTGTGTCTATATCAGAATTTTGACCAACCCATTTTCGCATTTCCTTAAAGTTTCGTTCCTTAAGGAATCCAACAAGTTGTTTGAAATTGTTTTCATCAAGACTAATAAGAATTCCAGCATCAATTTTACCAGTTACAGAATAGCGTTGTAATTCATTTAGAACTCTTCGCCAATCTGGAAAATGGTTCATAAGTAATGTAGATACTGCTTTCTTATCATATTCAATACCTTCTTTTTCAAGAATAGCACCAATACGTTTAAAGAATTGACCAGCAAGTTCTGGAGCTTGTTTCTTATCAATAACAAAATCAACTACAGAACATCTAGAATGAAGAGGTTCAATGATTTTATTTTTATAATTACAAGTCATAATAAACCCGCAATTACCAGAATACTCTTCCATAAAATTACGAAGAGCAGGCTGAGTAGATTGTGGGTTTAGATAATCTGCTTCATCTAAGATTACATATTTACGTGAACCTGTAAGAGAAACAGTGGATGCAAAGTTTTTGATATCACGTCTAAGTGTATCAATATTACCATCAAGAGAACCATTGATGATATAATAATCATACCCACATTCCTCTAGGAGAGCCCGAGCAACGGTAGTTTTACCGATGCCAGGCTTTCCAGCTAAGAGGAGATTAGGCACTTCTTTTTTATCAATAAACGTTTGAAATGTTTTCTTCAATGCTTCTGGAAGAATGGTATCTTCAATACGTTTTGGTCTATAGGTTTCAACCCATAACATAATATAAATTCTCCATTAGAATTAGATAGTTGAGTTAACTTCAGTAGCAATCCAATACTGTACTCGGCCATTATCCATAGAGAAATGAGAGATGCGTTGAGAAGAGATCTCAACATCATAGTTACCTGGAAGTAGTTTAAGATTCTCAGTCTTAAATACCATTCGAAATGTTTTATCAGTAGTACCAACTTCACGTTCGAATGTATTAGATGTTTCATTCTTAGTATCAGTTGCTACAATACTAATAATACCATTGTTACCAACCACACACCAGTCAGGAAGTTGAAGAACACTTGCAGCTTGCATTGTTGCTTTAAAGTCTTCTTGATTCATTGAAAACTTTACAGGTGCATCTGGAAGCGTAATATTCTTTTCTGGTGGAGCAACAACCATAGCAGGATCAGTACAAAAGTACTTAGTTGAGCTTTTAGCATCTTCAATTTGTACAAATGAATCTTGAATGTTCATTTCTGGATTAGCAAATAGAGATACGGTAGATAGAAATTGATTAAGATCGTAGATAGCAAAATCACTTGGTAGTGTATCTTCAATCTCAACTTGAGCCATAATAGTTTTTTGGGCTGAAAGAGTTCTTAGTACATTACCACTCTTAAAATGAATGGATGGGTTGATTGTACTAAAGTTCTTTAGAACGCCCAAGGTTGCAGGAGATAGTTCCATAATAATCCTCACTTTGTTTCATTTATAAATCATTATAACATATAATGGCCTACATGTAAACCATTATATTCACTTCTGGTAATTAGATTAACGTTTAGTATTTTTGATTTTATTTTCATCTGTTGTTGGTGACTGTCCAGCCATTGCTAAATCAACAAGTGATCCACCAAAAATATAAGTTCCGGCATGTTGAAGTCGCATCCAAGGACACATCCAAATCTTAGAACCTGCAGCCCGAGCCCATTGACAAAACATATAATCTTCTGACAAATATCGTTTAGTTTCTGGATCAATAACACAATCAAAGTATGCCATAATTTCACGACTACCATCAAAATTCTTTGTTCTAACATGATCTGGCTTATATCGTTGTTGTGGATATGCTTTATCAAATTGTTCAAAGACTCTACGTTGAATCATCATAAAACCAGTTCCACCTTCAAGTACTTCTTGTGGAATATCAACTCTCATGTCTTGACCACCTTGAACTGGATTAAAGACATAATCACCTACAAAGTTTTCTAAAACTTGTGGGTTTTCATCAGCAAAACCTTTATCAACTGCAGCTTTAATTTTTTCCCACGAAATAGTTTTCTTAGGATATGGACCACACACGATATCTTTATCAGATTCTGGATCAGCAATAGCCGCAAGAGCTAAAACATCATTTGGATCAAATCCAATATCAGCATCAATAAACATCAAATGTGTGCAATCACTACGTAGAAATTCATCAGCACAATAATTTCGAGCTCGTGTGATTAGTGATTCATTGTATAGATAATGGAAACTTACATCCATTCCATAACGTGTTGCCATAATCCCAAGATCTACACTAGACTTAGTATATTGACCACCTGCCATTCCTCCATACATTGGAGTGGCTACAAAGATTTTACGCTTTCTAATTTCGCTTAGATCAATATTAATTTCCATTTTTTTCTCCATGGTTCAAATCATGATTGTACATAGCGATAATAGCATAATGTATAATTTTCATTAGATCTGCCCTGTTATAGCCATCCTTCTTTCCATATCTTTGTGCGTATTTCATCACATTGCCGATACAGAATCCTTCACCATGACCGCCGTCAATGATAAATTCAGTAGCTTGATATTTGTTTGTGGAATAATGCTCGCCATAAGTAGCATTGACGTATTTAGTAACTTCTTCAAGAAGCTTACCTTCATTGTATTTATAATCTATTTTCAAAAGAATCGCTCCAAATTTTCACTAGTTTGTTCATCCCATATTTCGTATTTCTGAGAGTTATTGTTTTGATAAACATAAGTGGCATTTAACCAGTTTCTGTTTCCTTCAAGTGCTTCTTTAACTTCAGTTGCCATATCAATGGCAGTTTGTACTGGAACATTTTGACAAATATGATTTGTAGATGCTTTAGGATCTAGCAATTCAAAATCATCAGGCATTCCCATAATAGTAAGAGCTTCGCGATATGTAACATATCGATCTTCATATGGATGAGTCAATGAGTTTGGATAATGTCCAACAAATGCTCCAATATAGTCTTTCGGAACAATAGTTCCACGACGCATAATATTGCCGCCATCTTCAACAAGCTTTTTATGTTTTCTTAAACATTTTTCAACTTGATTTTCGTATCCGTTTTTACCCATCCATTCAG